AAGAAGCGGCTAATCTATTAATAGGTCAAAATGGCTTTGATGTAATAGCTGAACACAATACTACTGTTGTTAATCCAGATACTGGTTCTTGGATTGCAATACAAGCTTTAGGAAAAGACTCTAGTGGTACTACTGAGTTTTTAAAAATAAAAGTTACTTCTAATGTTGGAGACAATATAGATGCTTTTGTTAATTTAATACCCGGTGAAATACTATATGGTAACTTTAATGGTATAGTAAATCACACAGACTCAACAGCAGTATGCATAGCTTACAGAGGATAAGAAGAACCGAAAGGTTAAAGAATAGATTCAGAAATGCAAACAAGAAAACTGGAGCATGGTCATGGATAAAAGAAAAAATAAAAAAGATTTTAAAATTAAAAAACTAAAAACGGGAGACTTTGAAGTTGTTTATGATACGAGTTATAATATTAATGTTTACTACACTTATGTTAAGTAGTTGTTCAAACGGTTGGACGGTTATGGGGATTGATGCAGATATGGAAAATCCAATGTATACATTTGTTGAAGTAGTAGACCAAGATTCTACATCACATTTTTATTCAGATAACGTAAGATTTGATAGAGATATGTGGTGCTTTACACATAACAGTTGGGAAATAGTTAAGAGGAAATGAGTGATGATGTCAAAACAGCTAGGAGTTATAGAGGTAGTGTTGTGGATGACAATGCTGTTGTCAGTATTAACCTCAAGTGGTTTGGACAAATTCTTGTTCTGGTTGGCACTCTCGTGTATGGTTACTATAGGATTGAGACTAGATTGGGAACACTTGAAAATAGTCTTGCTGATGCAGATAAACGAATTGGGAATTTACTTGATAAACATATCGTGGAAGAAAGGATTGAACGAGAAGAGTTGGCAGAAAAAGTGAAGTTTTACGAAAAAGAAATAAATATCAATCCTTTGGGTTGGGGTAAAAAGCGGAGGAAGTAATGGACATGATGGCAATATATGGCGAAGCAGGAATGATAGGTATATGTGGAGCATTACTTGTTTATTTAGTTATGTCATTGTCAAAGAAGTCAGAGTCTCAACAAGAGTCTTTGAAAGAATTAGAGGTAGAGAACAAGGGTCAATCTGAAAGTATTAACAATATGGAAGGAATGATAATCAAATTAATTAGCAGATGGAATGAGTCAGACGCTGTAAGAGATAGAAGATATGAGCAGATGATGGAGGCAGTATCAGATTTAGAAAAACAACTATCACGAATGGATGGTATTATGTCACGAATGAACGGCAATGGGAGACATTAATGGATAGTTTAAAAGTTTCTGTAGGTAGTGTAGGTAGTGGTGCTTTACTCTTTATGGATTTACTACCATACGTATTAGGTATTATAATTGGAATAATGAATATAATATATTTATATTATAAAATTAAAAAAACAAAGGAATCATAATGGATATTAAAACAATGTTAGTTAAGTTGGCTGAAGAGCAAGCTGAAATAGTACAAGAGCAAGCAATAGGTCACATAGCATCAGATGATTTTTCTGATAAGATGGCTGAGATGTTAAACGATAAAATCAATATACCTTTTGTTAAGGAAGAAAAAGAAGGTAAGATGTTTAAAGAATTAGTAGAAGTTATCCAAGACTTAGTTATTGGATTAATGAAGGGTAAATAGTATGCCTGCCAAGAAAGACCCTAGATTAAAAAGAGCTGGAGTATCTGGATTTAACAAGCCTAAGCGTACTCCGGGACATCCTAAGAAAAGTCATATTGTTGTGGCTAAGGAAGGGTCTAAGATTAAAACAATTAGGTTTGGTCAGAAGGGTGCTAGTACAGCAGGTAAACCAAAAGCTGGTGAATCCAGAAGAATGAAAATGAAAAGAAAGTCGTTCAAAGCAAGACATGGTAAGAATATAGCTAAGGGTAAAATGTCTGCTGCTTATTGGGCGGATAAGGTGAAGTGGTAATATGAATAAAAAAGTTAAAGCTCCTGCAGGTTATCATTGGATGAAGTCAGGTAAGGGTCTTAAGTTAATGAAGCATAGTGGTGCATTTAAACCTCACAAGGGTGCTAGCCTTACTGCTGGGTTTAAAGTACAGATGAAACACTCTAAGCCTAAAAAGAAATAATGGCGTCAGCTAAAAAAACAAAACCATCATTATGGAAACGAATTGTTTCTTCTGTTAAGTCTGGTACTAAAGGTGGAAGAAAAGGACAATGGTCTGCACGTAAAGCTCAACTAGCTACTGCAAGATATAAGAAAGCAGGTGGTGGATATAAAGGAGCTAAGTCATCTAGTAATAGTTTGACTAAGTGGGGTAAGCAGAAGTGGGACTATGTTAGTAAAGGTGATAAGAAAAAACCTAAGAAGAAACGTGGTCGTTACTTACCTGAGTCAGTTAGAAAAAGCCTCAGTCCTTCTCAAAAAGCAAGTACTAACAGAGCTAAGAAAAGAGCTACTGCAAAAGGAAAGCAAAAAGCTAAATATAGTAAATCAGTTGCAAAGAAAGTAAGGAGAGCATAATGCCTAGGTTTGGTAAGACAAGTAAAAAAAGATTAGAAGGTGTAGATACTAAACTGGTTAATATTCTTAATGAGCTTATTAAGATTATGGATGTTACTATAATAGAAGGTTTACGTACAGAAGAAAGGCAGAAAGAGTTGTTAAAGAAAGGGGCTACTAAAGTTAAGTACTCTAAGCACATGGAAGGTAAAGCTGTAGACCTAGCTCCTTATCCTATAGACTGGAAGAATAGAGATGGGTTTCATTATATGGGTGGAATGATTAGAGGAATAGCCAAACAACTTAATGTTAAGGTTCGTTGGGGTGGAGACTGGGACTCTGACGGAGATGTTAAAGATAATGGATTCGATGACTTGGTACATGTGGAGATACTTGATTAATGCCTAAGCAGTTTATTAATATAAATAATTTCAGTAGAGGCATAAACGATGTAAAGAATCCTAGGGATTTATCTATAGGTGAAGCTGTTAATATATCTAATTTTGACACTTTAAATGCAGGAGAGTTGAGACCTCGTGGTAGTTTTGAAACAGCTACTAATGGTGAGGCTACTAAATTAAATGAAAACTTTATAGACTCTCAAACAGCTTCTTTAAATCCCGGATATGGTTTATATTATTTTGAATCTGATGATGTTACTGGAGTTAGAGGGGTTACTATATCAACTTCAGGAGTAGGTGCATACTCAACTAAAGACGGGACTAATTTAATATTTTTAGCAGCTAGTGATACTATAAGAATTAATAATGATAATTTTTGGACTGAGAATAATATACTTACTTCAATAACTTCTTTTCCTGTTAAGATAATAATATCTGGTACTGCAAGTAATAATGGAGTTTTTACTATAACTGGTATAGGTTCTGATTTAGACCCAGCATCTTTTTTAAGCTCTACTTGGAATCCTACTGGAACGAATAATCATTTTGCATATAATTATATAGAGGTATCTGAGTCTCTTACAGATGAAAATGTATCATCAAGCACTAGTGTAAATATACAAAGGGTTGGTTTTGTAGGAGATAGTTTTTTAGCTTTAGGTAACACAGATGATGGTAAGATAGATATTTTTACAGATAGTCTTGGCTCTTTTGCAAACGATAAGATAACTGTTCTTGGGACATCAGACACTAATGAAGTTTCAGATTTTGTTTATTACTATATAGACTCTTCATTAAGGGTAGCAGATGCTAACTTTAGAAATGAGTCTACTCCTAGGTGGTATGGGTTTATAGACAGGACTCAATTTCAGTTTAACATAGGAACATCAACTGAGGGAGTTAGGAATACTATCTTACCTGCTTTTTACGAAGAAGATAATGATTTATCTAAACCATCTGAAGTAAAATTTACTTCTCATGGTTCAATTAATGGAACAACTGAGTTTACAACAAGTTCATCTGGCAGAGGTTGGGGAATATCAGTATTAGAAGCTACTGAAGATGGCAACCATAGTGCCGGTGAGTATGAGTTTGGTGGAACTTTTATATATGATGGAAATCAAGAGTCTTTAGTTACTAAAGCAAGCACTACTTTAACAATAGAAGGTTTTAAAAAACTACTATTTAATATATATGCCTACGATGATGGTTCAACTTTTTACAACAGAAGGGTTTCTGGTGGTAGAATATATTGGAGAGACGCAAATTCTAAAGAGCCTTGGATTTTATTCGCAGACATAGATATAAGAAGAGGTGTTAGAGCATCTTTACAAGACGATTTTAAAGGATGGATAAAAGATACTGATGGTAAATATAGAGTAACATCAGATACAACATCGGCAAATAGACAAAATGCTTATTGGTTATTGGGTGCTAGTTCAACTAACTTAGAAAGCTATGAGTCTATAAATGGTTTTTCCCCAAACATTGCAAAGCAAATCGCTTTTGGAAAACTTGGCTCTGGGTATAAGACAGCTGTAGTTGCTAACAGAAGAGCGTTTGTTGCTAATGTTTTGTATGACGATAATAAAACAGGTTCTTCTGAAGAGAATACAGATTTTGAGCATTATGGTGACAGGATAATGTTTAGTGAAATAGGTAAGTATGACTTGTTTCCAGATTTTAATTTTATAGATGTAGTCAAAGGTGACGGTGAAGACTATGTTAAGCTAGAATATTTTTCAGATAGGTTATTTGCTTATAAACAAAGAACTTTGCAGATATTAAATATATCATCACCTTCACCTTCTAATTGGTTTTTGGAAGATACGGTTCAAGGAGGTGGAGTTTCTAAACCTTACTCTGTTTGTAAAGGTAGTTTAGGTATTTTTTGGGCTAATCAATCTGGTCTATATCACTTTAATGGTTCATCAGTAAGAAATGTAACAGATGGGAAAATAGATTCTAATACTTGGTCTACATTTTTAAATAATAAACAAGCTTCATTAGGTTATGTTACTAATTCAAATCAAGTTATAGTTATGCAAAAAGTAGCATCTTCTGCTGATTCCTATATATATCAAATAGAAACAGATTCTTTTGTTTTTGGTGATGATATATCCCCCAACAAATCTAATTCTTTTACCCCCGATATAAGTAATTTTGTTAATGATAGTTTAGGAAACTTGTTATTAGCCTACGATGTTAAGTCAACAGACTTAAACGGAAATGGTGCAAATAAAGTACATATAACAAAATGGAATACAGAAGAGGGAGAGCATAAAAATTACAATCTTAAAACACCAGATTTATATTTTAATAACCCCGGAGTTTTAAAGAAGTTTTATAAGATTTATATTCATTATAGGCATACTGATTCTAATGCTATAGCTAGTTCTAATGTGTATTATCAGATAGACCAAAATGGAACTTGGAATGCGATGACTAGCGGTTCTTTTACACAATCTGGAAACAACTATGATATAGCTGTTTTTAAGGCTGACGACTATCCTACTTTTCAAAGTATAGCTTTTGAAGTAAAAACAAATTTAAGTGATGCTACTAGTTTGTATATAAATGATATACAGGTTGAGTATAGATTAGTAAGGAAAAGAGTTAGTTAATGTCTAAAGATATGAGAAATTTAAGGAGATTGATTAACTTAACAGAACAGCCTCAGTCTTTTAATAATGGAAGTCCTGCTACTAATTTACAAGAAGGAAGTTCTTTTGTTACCTTAGAGAATGGTAGGTTAGCTGTATATAGAAAACATAAAGGTTTGAAATGGAAATCTTATATGTCTTCAGATGGTAATGAGTATGTAGATAAAAAATTAACTACTCATTCTTTAGAATACACAAATACATTTATAGACTATAGAATATATAAGCATAATTTTTCTGATAACATAGGAACTACAGAACATTTTATACCTTGGCAGGGAACAGGAGAACAAACAGGAATGAATGATGCTACATCAGCCCTTCTTGTTCCATTTAAAATGACTTGTCATAAGATATTATTTAGACCTGAATCTTTTGATACACCTACTGCCAACTTTACTTTTAAAATTAAAAGACAAGATAGTGGTGATGCAACCGTAGATGAAGTTGCTAGCTTTACATATACAGACACATTTGCAGATAATACTACAATAGAAGTAAAGCAATCTGATTTTAACAATACACCCGTTGTAGACGCAGGAGCTAAGGCATCAATAAGTATACAAGCAAGTGCAAACCCTCACGGTTCATCAAAAGATTATTATATAACCTCCGTATGGAGAACTGAAGTAACAATATAAAGGACAATCATGTACGATAAAAAGAAAACAATTAAAGGATATATGGGTGGAGGTTACATGAAGCCTATGAGTTATGCAAATGGTGGATACATACCCGGACTATCTTCAGTTCTTTACTCTTCTGGACTACAAAGAGATAAAGAAATAGCAATGAAAGAATTTGAAGCAAATGCAGAGAAAGTAGCTAAAGAACAGAAGTATAGAGGTTTACTAGGGAAAATAGGTAGCTTTGCAGGTACGGCTTTAGGAGCGGCATTAGCAGCACCTACTGGTGGAATGTCTGTACTTGCTGGAAAAGCACTTGGTTCTGCTATAGGTAAAGGAGCTGGTGAATTAGTAGGTGGTTCATTTGTAGATACTGAAAACCTTAAGAAATCTTCTACTGGTTTATACAAAGATGACTTTGAATTTTTAAGAAAGCAAGGTAAGGAAGCTCAAGACTTAGGTGGACTAGCTGAACGTTCCGCTATAGCTGGAGCAACTACCTATGGCTTAGGTAAAGCTGGAGAAGTAGCTGATTTTGGTAAGAAGGCTTATGCAGAAAAGTTTGGAATGGACGCTCTTGAAAATTTAGGAATGGCTGGAGAAACAGACCCTTTATTATCTTCTTTAACTAAGGATATGTCTACAGCACAAGCTGGAGCTGAAAGTATAATTGGAGATAGAGAAAAATTACTTCAGGATATAATAGGAGGTGAAAGCATTGGTTTTGAAGATGCTTACCAAGATTTTGTTAACTTTGAACCTCGTAATCTTGATTTAGAACTAGCTCTTCAAAGAGGAA